CCTGGATGCGCGCCTGGCCGACATGGGCCTGGAGCGCCAGGTGCTCGACCCCGGCGACCCGGCCGCCTTCCCGCCGGTGCCACCCACCCTGGAAAGCGACGACGATGCGCGCCTGCGCTATTATCTGGCACCCCATGCGCCGGCAGCGGGTTCGCGCATGCAGTACCGCCGCGAAGTGTTCACCCTCGGCGAGCGGCCGTCGGTCAAGGTGCAGAGCGCCACGCCGGGCGTGGTGACCGTCACCTACACCTTCGACCCGGACGGCTACGCAGCCCAGGTCAAGGATGGCAACGGGCGACGTACGGCACCTGGCGAAGTAACGGTCACCGTATTGTCCAGGGACGGGGATGGCACACCTTCCGCCGATTTACTCGACGGCGTGCGGCGACATTTCGCACGGCCGGATGTACGACCGGAAACCGATCTGGTCACCGTGCAGGCTGCGCAGATTCAACGTTACAAAATTCGTGTGGTGGCCAAGATCAATGCCGGACCGGATTCGGGCCTGACTCAAGTGGCTGCGCAGCAACTGCTGCAAACCTACGCCGACTCCTGTCATCGCCTGGAAGGCCGGGTCGACCCAAGCTGGATCGACTACGCCATCCACAGCGCCGGCGCGGCGCAACTGCACATCCTCGAACCGCTGGAGCCGATCATCAGCACGGCGTTCCAGGCCCCGTATTGCACGGGTGTCGAGGTGGAGGTGCGCACGCTATGAGGGATCCCAAAGCAAGCCTGTTGCCGGTCAACAGTTCGCCGCTGGAAAAGGCGTTGGACCTGGGGTTTGGCTATTTGCTGGAGCGCGTTACCCCACCGTTTCCCGAGCTGATGGACCCGGCCCGTACACCCGCGGCGTTCTTGCCTTACCTGGCGGCAGACCGCGCCGTCAACGAATGGAGCAGCACGGCCCCGGAGGCTGAGAAACGCTTGACCGTCAAACTCGCCTGGCCCACCGCGCGCCAGGCGGGCACCCGCCAAGCCCTGGAAAACGCCGCCAGGGGCCTGCAACTCACGCCCGAGGTGCGCGCCTGGTACGAGCAGGAACCGCTGGGCGTGCCCTACAGCTTTGCCGTACGGGCCTGGACCGAATTGCCCTACGGCGAGGTTATCGATGCCCGACTCGACCGCCGCCTGGCCGATGCCAAAAGCGAGCGCGACATCCTGTCGATCTCCGTGGGCCTGAGCGCCTTTGGCCGTCACAGCATAGGTGCCGCCACGCTGTGCGGTGAACTGACCACGATTTATCCCAACGTGCTGGCAGGGGTCGAGGCCTCGGGGCGCGCCTTTATGGCGGCCGGTCTCTACACCGTCGAAACCACCACCCTTTATCCACAGGAGCACTAAATGGCTGACTATTACACCCTGCTCACCAACGCGGGGATCGCCTACGAAACCGCCTGCAAGGCCGCCGGCGTACCGATCAAGCTGGCGCAGATTTCCGTCGGTGACGGCAACGGCGCCGTCTATAACCCCGACGCCAGCGCCAAGGCCCTTAAACGCGAAGTCTGGCGCGGGCCGCTGAACGCGCTATTCCAAGATGAGAAAAATGCCAACTGGCTGATGGCCGAAGTCACCATCCCGTCGGATGTTGGCGGCTGGTATGTACGCGAGGCCGGGCTGTGGACGGATACCGGGATCTTGTATGCGATCGTCAAATACCCGGAGTCGTATAAGCCGGTACTGGCGACGTCGGGATCGGGGAAAGAGTTTTATATTCGCTCGATTTTTGAGACGAGTAATGCGTCGATCGTGACGTTGTTGATTGATGACACCGTGGTGAAGGCGACGCGGGCTTGGGTGATGGATTACCTGGGCGAGCAACTGGCGAAGGGGACTTATACCAAGGCTGAGATTGAGGCGATGATTGCCAAGGCTTCGGCGTTGCCGGTGGGGGTTATGGTGCCGTTTCCACTGGGGACGGTGCCGCCGGGGTATTTGGAGGTGGATAACAGTCTGTTCAAGGATGACCTTTATCCGGATCTTGCGGCGTATTTGGCGAAGAGGTTTAACGTTACTGGTGATGCGGTGGGTTACACACGGTTACCGGAGTCGCGAGGGGAGTTTTTTCGGGGATGGGATCATGGACGCGGTATGGACCCTGGTCGAGCGGTCGGCAGTTACCAGGCTGATGCGTTCAAGAGTCATACCCATACGCCTCCAAATCAAACAGGAATCAGCTCTGCATCAGTCCCGACTGGCGCCAAGTCTCTCGGAGGCAATAATTACGACACGCTCTACAACGTAGGTTTTACAGGCGATACGGAGACCCGACCGCGTAACCTGGCAGTGATGTGGTGTATTAAGGCTTGGAACGCGCCAATCAATCAGGGATATATTGATATTGCAGCTTTGGAAAGTCAGATACGAGAACTCAGCCGCACACTAACAAATCAATTCAAGACAATATCTGATGTTAAGGCATCTAGGGCGATTAACGTCACCTATACCAATGCCACAGAAAGACCCCTCTACGTCAATATTGCCTTTGTTGCTACTGCCGTAAACCAAACTGCTTCAATTGTGGTTGATAGCACTTTGTTTATAGGGTCTTCATTTCCGAGCGCCGGTTTAAGTATGGCGATTTCCGCAATTGTTCCAGCAGGCTCCACTTATAAAGTCCCGTTGGGTAGCTACACTATTAACACATGGACGGAAATGCGCTGATGAACTATTTCATTAATGAAATTGGAGAGATATTTGCTTTTGATCAGGGAGTAAGTGCGCCTGATGGCTTTCGCAATATCTCGGAAGCCGAGGCTATGGCGCTGGCTGCCGGCCCCTCTCCTGCTTTTGATCTTGTAGTTGTTGAGCGAGCATGGCGTGATGATGAGTTGTTGGCGGTGACATGGCTGCGTGACCGTCATCGTGATCAGTTAGAAATGGAGGCGTCTACAACGCTTTCTGATGAGTACTTCATGCAGTTGTTGGTCTATATCCAGGCTCTTCGCGACTGGCCTCAATCGCCCAATTTCCCTAAAGCCGAACTTCGTCCAGTTGCTCCAATCTGGCTCGCTGAGCAAACCGAATAAACCCCATTCATCTGCCCCCCCCAAACCGCCCTTCGCGGTTTTTTTTCGCCTGGAGATTCTCTCTTATGCCCACTCGCCAAACCTACACCGTCCTCATCCCATTCCCCACCCACGCCGGCCACTGGTCCGTCGTCGGCGAGGAATTGGACCTGCTGGACATCGAAGCATCCGCCCTGCGCACCGCTGGCCGCCTGGAACTGACCAGCGTGCTCGCCGCGAAGGACACCACCCCGGCCAAAAAGGCCACCACCAAGAAGGCTGACTAATCATGGCTGAGGTTTTGAACTTCGAGCACAACGGCATCACCGTGAATGCCACTGAATCCCCCGAGGCCATGGGTGGCCTGGGTGACAACGTAATCGGCCTGGTCGGCACCGCGCCGAATGCCCATGCGTCGATCCCGAAAAACGCGCCGTTTCGCATCAACAGCTTCACCACCCAGGCGTTGCTGGACCCGACCGGTGCCGAGACCGGCACGCTGTTCCATGCCGTGTACCAGATCCTCAAAGTGGTGAAGGTGCCGGTCTATGTAGTGATCGTGGAGGAGGGCGCGACCCCGGCCGATACCGTCAACAATGTGATCGGCGGCAACGAGCCGGTCACCGGTCGCAAGTTGGGCCTGGCGGCACTGGCCAGCGTGCCGGAAGACTTGACCATCATCGGCGCCCCAGGCTTCACCGGCACCAAGGCGGTGGCCGGTGAGTTCGCCGCGTTCGGCAAGCGCATCAAGGCCCGCGTGGTGCTGGATGGCAAGGACGCCTCGGTGGCCGACCAGGTGACCTACAGCGGCGAACTGGGCGGTGCCGACCTCGGTTTCGACCGTTGCCTGCTGGTGCACAACATGCCGTCGGTGTACTCCAAGGCGGCGAAGAAGAATGTGTTCCTGTCGCCGTCGTCCCTGGCCATTGCGGCGTTGGCGAAGGTTAAGCAATGGGAAAGCCCAGGCAACCAGGTGACGTTCGCAGAGGACGTTTCCCGCGTGGTCGAGTACAACATCCTCGACACCTCCACCGAAGGCGACCTGCTCAACCGCTACGGCGTGAGCTACTACGCCCGCACCATCCTGGGCGGTTTTTCGCTGCTGGGTAACCGCTCCATCACCGGCAAGTTCATCAGCTACGTCGGCCTGGAAGACGCGATCAGCCGCAAGCTGGTCAAGGCCGGCCAGAAAGCCATGGCCAAGAACCTCACCAAGTCCTTCATGGACCAGGAGGTCAAGCGCATCAACGACTGGCTGCAAACCCTGGTCGCCGACGAAACCATCCCTGGTGGCAGCGTGTACCTGCATCCGGAATTGAACAGTGTCGAGAAGTACAAGAACGGCACCTGGTTCATCGTCATCGACTACGGCCGCTACGCGCCGAATGAACACATGATTTATCAACTCAATGCCCGCGATGAAATCATCGAGCAGTTCCTGGAGGACGTTCTCTAATGTTTACCAACCGAGTCAGACAGGCCATCGCGGCCACCCTTCAAGGCCTGCCGTTGTCCGCGACGGTGGAGGAGTTCACTCCGCCGAAGATCGAGTTCGACATGGAGCCCATGTCCGGCGGGCGCTTTATCGCCGAGGAAATGGCCAAGAGCGGCAAAGTGCTCGGCGCCACGCTGGTGCTGCAAGGCGCCGGCCCGGAAGTCATGCTGGCCCTGGGCGTGCGCCTGGGCGACGACATCCTGCTGAACGTGCGCGAAGCCGGCCAGGACCAGGATGGCAAGACCTACTTCACCTATCACACCGTCGGCGGCAAGCTCAAATCCCTGGCCGAGGCGAAGCTGAAGATGGGCGACAAGCCCACCACCACCCTGGAGCTGTCCTGCCGCACCTACAACCGCTTGGAAAACGGCATTCCGGTGATCGACATCGACGTGCGCACCCAGAAGTTCGTGCTCAACGGCGTCGACATTCTCGGTGATGCGCGCCGTGCTGTGCTGATGCCTTAACCCTTGGGGGCGGGAGTGCTCGCCCCCTATTTCACCAAGGAATAGCCCCATGGCCTGGATGCCACCGCTGCACCTGCTGCTGTCCCCGATCACCGCCGATACCGGCGCGGTGATCGACAAGATTCAACTCAAGCCGCTGTTCTACGCTGCGCAAAAAGAAGCGCTGGCCCGGGCCGGTGACGACGAGGACGACCAGTTTTTCGAACTGGCGAAACTCGCCACCGGCCTGTCGGAAAAAGAGCTCGACCAACTCAAGCGCCCGGACTACGTCAGCATTGCTCAGTACGTACACGAA